CGTAAACGCATTTCTAGTACTGTGGTAAATACAGATTTTCGACACTCGCCCACCCTAAGGATTTTGGTGTCTAGCTCAAGGGCTTCTCGTTGCAATCGTCTGGCAGAGCGTCCAGGTTGCACGGTTCACACATGTCAGTGCCCTACGATGTTAACGTCGTTTACTGACGTCGACGCCACGGTCGAATGGTACCAAAGGTTCCACATACCAAGTGGTTTATGCATGAATTGTTGCAAATGCATTGGTTAACCTACAAACACTTAATCGGTGCTATCAAACTGGGTGACAGTTATGTCCATAGAACTAGGAATAACGGCAGCACCTGTTGCAGTGACTGTGACTCTAAACGAATCCACGTTTGCCATAATCACACCATACCATAATACACCTGTAGAACTTGCAGGAGAGTTAGCTGGGTAATACCCAGCTGTGGGTGTTGTGAACGCTCCTCCGGTAAGGGACATGCTAGGCATGCTGGGAGAAGCAACAACACCATTCCAAGCAAGAATGATGATGTATTTGTTTCCAGGATAGACATCAAATTGAAATGAATTGGTGGTAGGGAAAACAAGTTCCAGATCCCCACTATTTGAGGATGTTGAAATTCCAAATCTGTTCGCACCATCAGTAAACGAGCGAGCATAACGAGCGGATAAAATGTTACCTCCGACGTCGTCAGGTAAAATTGGCTTGAAGAATTCAACGCAGTAACTAACCCAAAGTTCACCAAGGACCTGAACCGGGTTAGCTTGTGATGCAAATTGGAAAGTTCCAATATCATACAGTCGCAAGTCTTGCCCAAGAGGAGGGGCACCTTTGCGGACATAAAGTTGATTCAACACCGTTTCACCTTTGGCACATTCAACACCGTGAATAAGAGCGTTTGTCGGTTTGACTGACACTGCAAATTCACTGTTTTCCATTTCCTGTTTCGTGTCATATGGTGCGGCGTTGGCGTTGTAATTCGTCGCCATGACAACGACACCCGGGGAACCGGCCGTCACAAAATCAGTTATGAGTGGTCTAAACTCAAAAATGATGCCATGGATCTTATATTGCTGATAATTCTGAGCAATAGTACTCAACCATGGAAATGTTTTACTGTTTCCAGGATTAAGAGGATAAGATCGATTAGAAAAAGTGGTAGTT